CTACCTTCAGCGAGACCGTACCCACCACCAACCAGCAGTGCGGCCAGCGGAGCGCCGATGCCGGTCGCAGCCAGACCCGCTCCGAGGATGGTCGGACCGAAACTTTTCCAGACGTCCGACAGGAAGTTGGCTTCCGGCAGGCCGGTTTCCGGGTTGATCGGTAGCTCGTGCCCCCGCGCATGCGCGAGCGCGCGAATGCCCTCGACCTCGTCGGGCGTGACGTGCAGTAGGAGGGTGTCGCCGTTGCGACCCTTACTGGCAAGATGTTTGGCGGCGTCGTGCAGGCTCATAGGCACCTCAAAAGTAATCGCAATTGTGCCACCTATGTGGCGTTACGTCACACGCTGATGGATATGGCTCCCCTGGCGGTAGAAGCCGTACAGCGCAACGCCGCCAGCAGCGGCGGCGGTGTCATTGTCGAATTCGGGGAGTGCCGCGCCCATCGGGAAGTCCCGGGCCATCAGCGCGAACACGCCATCGACAGCGGCAAAGTACGTCCGCAACGCGCGAACCAGCGCCGCATACTCCGCGGCTGTCGGCGCCTCGGAGACAACCTCCGGCAGCGCCGGGGACTTCGGGGGTCGGAATCCCTTCATCGCCGCCCATCCTCCCGCACGTCAATCCGCAGCGTCCCCAGGCGCCACTGAGTACCCAAGGTGTCCGACGCGATCCGGACAGCGACCTGCCGGCCCCGAACGCGCGAGTACACCAGCTCGGTGAACCGCTGCACCAAGTAGATGCGCTGCAGGGAGTAATCATTCCCGCTGACAACCGGCGGGTTGGACGACTCGGGCAGTGGGGCGCCGCCCGGGTTGCTGCGGGGGCGCAGCGTGATGCCCAGTGATGGCGCCACCGACGTCGACCCATCGAAGGTCACATCCGGCACGATCTTGTTGATGAGCGCGTATCGGTCGCCATCCCCGATGTCCACGTCTGCGGACTGCACGTACGACTGGATCGGTACCGCGGGGTTGACGGACGCGTCGTCAGTGCCGCGCTCGTGCTGGATGAACATGCCGCTGTAGCCGGCCGCGATGGGCCCCTCGCGGTAGTTGCTGTCGAGCCATGCGGTACGGCCAAGCGAGCCGTAGTACCACGCGTTGTCGCCGTAGTTGAAAATCACATACCGGTCGACGGAACTCGAGTTCTCGCTGCAGTAGAACCACCAGACTTCGTCGAAGCCCTCATTGGTGCCGCACACGATCTGCTCACGCTGAGCGTCGTTCATGTCGCCGAAGACCTTGTCGAGGACCGGGCACGGCAGCGCTTGCGCACGACCGTTGTACGCGTAGAACTTGTCGAGGCCCATCCAGTACGTGACGCCAGTCGCCGTGGCCACCGCTTTCGGGCTGATGATGCTGAGGTTGTCGGCCAACAGCGTAAAGCCCCAGATGTACGGAGGGCCAAGGTACTGCATGGAGTAGAGCGCGGCATCCGTCCAGACCAGAATCTCCTGGCGGGCCTGCCGGGCGCTGACGATCCGACTGCCGCGACTGAGCCGGTAGCTGCCGGCCTGATTGGTGGCCGACGGCTGCCACAGCGCGTAGTTCTCCTGATCGGACCAGCGCACCAGCAGCGGGTCCAGCGTGGCGCTGCCGTAGTCGTTGCACCCGAACGCGAGCACAAACCGCGATGCGTCGCTGACCCGAACCTCGTTGACCACGGTAGGGCAGGCCGCATCGGTGGCGTACACACCGGATCCGGCTGACGAAAGCAGGCCAGCGCGAGCGGCGGAAAACGCGTTGTCAGCGGGTGGCACCCACAAGTACATCGCACCCCCGCGCGGTGCGCAGATCAGGTTCTGGCCGTAGTTCTCACCCGACCACTGGCGCAAGCGCCCGGAGCCTTGGGTGATGCCGGTACCCCACCCGCCGAAGCCCCACGACCCTGCGCCCCACCCGGCAACGGAGTAGTTGATGTCCGACCCGGCACCGAGCTGGAACTCAAGCGTTGTGGCGGATCCACCGTTCCCGGTGTCCGACGCCGTGGCTGCGACAGAAACCACCACCGTGAAGGTGTTCGCCGTTGCCGACGCCACCTCAAATTCTCGGTTCAGCACCGCGGCGGTGATGCTGCCGCCCAAGTCGGCTGCGCCGGCGACGGTCACGAAATCACCTGCGCTCGCGCCGTGCCCGACGTGGGTAACCGTGATCGTGCTGGATCCAGGGGTCGCGGCAACAGTGACCGTGCCGGCCGCAGCGGTACTTCGCACAGGAGTGATGTCGTACAACACGCCACCAACGCCTTGCTGTGCGTATAGCTTGCGGTCTGTCCCGGCCGCGAGGTAGTTGGTGCCCGACAGCGTCTGCCACTCGAACAGCCACCGAGCGATACCCCAATACGACGCGCCACCCGGTGGGGTGGCTCCGGCCGCAACCGCGGCGTTCTGTCGTTCCCACCCACCGAGTTTCTGCGGCGCGCCGGCGCGGAACCGGATCTTGTCGCAGTCGTACCACCGCCCCTTGCTCGTGAGCGAGGTGACATCTCGGGAGATGCCAGGGGCGAACTCGAGCTTCTTGATCGGCATGGTCAGCGATTCGGGTTGGGGATGTTCGGATCAGCCTGCATTTTGCCGCGGAACCACGACGCGATGCCCAGGATCGGGGACACGACAGCGATGATCCCGGCAATGGCGCCCAGGATCCCCGGAAGCGCTGCCACACCCTCAGCCCGGCCGTAGAACAGCGCGATGTACGCCATGAACACGGCCAGCACCGACAGGATCACGGCGATGGCCACTGCAAAGCCGATGGCTGGGCGCCACCAATACTGCGGCCAGCGCTCACTGCCGGCTTCGACCCGCATCGTCTGGTTGATGTCCGAGGCATTCGAGACCGCGAGGGCGTTGAGGTCAGTCTCGTGCTTGAACATGGCCTGCTGGAACTGCAGGGCCACAGTCGGATCGACCTTGATGACCTCCAAGGCTTCTTCGCCGGTGTCTTTGCCGGTCACCACTTTGGCGACCTTGACAACCTTTTCGGCAACTTCGGCGGCCTTGTCGCTCCCCGTCACCCACTTTGCAATGGCCGGGAAGAACTGCGCCAGACCCAGCGCTACCGAGATCGGATCCATCTCACACCTCTCGAAAAGCCTTGAGCGCTTGCTCGAATCGCTGCCTCCGGTCAGCAGCGCCCATCATCTTGGGCCCGTTGATGACGCGCGTGATGGCGTCGATGTGGCTGGCGTCCGCCAGCACGTTCAGCTTGTGATTGTGCCAGAACCACGCCGCAGTGAGGCATGCATCCGCGGGCTGGCTGACCAGCTCCGGGTTGGTGGTGTAGGGTCGGTTCAGCCCCCGCTCCGCGTCGAAGTAGTTGGCCCGCCCCGTGAGCTGCACCAACCCACGCCCGCGGAACCTCCACCCATCGCCGCTGGCGACATCCCCGTTTCCAATCCGGCCGGCGTACACCGTGTTGGCCAGGGCCTCCGGATTGCGCGCCAGCTTGGCGGCAGCGGCCAGATCAGGAACGCGCGACGGGAACACTGCACGGATCCGCTCGGGACTGGAGTAGAACAGGTTCTCCTGCAGCTGTGTGAAGTCCGCCGACTCGTGCGCCATCTGCGCAATGAACGCCGCAGCTCGTACGGGGGTGTCGATGGCGAACAGGCACATCGCGGCCCTCAGGGGGTCTGCGAACACCGCTGCCTGTGTGGGGTGGATGCCGGCGTAGACGAGCCGCTTTTTGTCGACCATGGCGCCCTCAGAACGAGTATTCGATGGAGAAATGTACTCCAGACACCGAGTTCAGGGTAGGGTGCGTCGGCAAGTAGCTGGCCCGGATCCAGGGGAGTGGGCCCACCTGAACGGCGACGGTCGGCACCACGAGAGGCAGAAGCGGCGCAGCCCGGTATCCGGCGATACCCCCCAGCAAGACGCCAGCCTTGGCGCGCACTGGTCCGACCGTCAAGACGTTGGTATGCGGCGCCCACGCGCCCCACAGGCCGGTCTCACACTCCGAATTTTTGAAAACCCCGCCGGCGAAGCCTTCCGCGACGACGTACACGCCAGGATTCACGTCACAGGGCATCTGCCCGAAGTGGTGAGTGTAGAGGTGGAGTCCGAGTTCCATAGTCACCATATGTAAGCGTACGCGGTACCCGCATTAGGCCCGCTTGTGTTGTCATCATTGGGCGCCCCGACTACGCAGGTGCGCCCCGATGCAGAGAGCGCGACTGCCGAACCAAAGAAGTCGTCCGCCGCGGCGTCCGGCGCCTGTATGCGGTCTACTTGGGCCCATGCCGACCCGGAGCGGGTAAACACATAGGTCGAGCCGGCGTTGGCCGTACTCCCAAAATCGTCAGAAAACGCGCCTACTACGCACGTCAGGCCATCCGCCGCCATAGCGACAGCTCGACCAAACTGATCGCCGTTGGAGGCATCTGGCGCGATCAGTTTGGCTTGCTGAGACCAAACCCCACCGGAACGAGTGAAAACGTAAGCGGCTCCGCGGTTTGCGCCCGCCGAACCCCCGTTATCGCTCAAGTAGCTCCCGACGACCAGGGTGTTTCCATCCCCCGCCATCGACACACTGTACCCAAAAAAGTCGGTAGCCGCCGCATCAGTTGGCACCAATACCTGCTGCTGCGACCAGAGGCTGCCCGTACGTGTGAACACATACACAGCCCCTGTGCGAACATCCCCCGCGGTGTAGTCTAGGTACGCTCCGACAGCGCAGGTGTTGCCGTCGCTTGATACCGCAACCGCATGACCAAATCGGTCACCCGATACGGTACCGACGCCAGTGAACCGCTGCTGCTGCGACCACGTGGACGCGGTTCGGACGAAGACCTCGACATAGTCAGCGTTTGCAGCGCCGACTACACACGTCGCACCATTCGCAGACAGGGCTACCGACGCACCGAAATAGTTGGCGGTGTCCGGGGTGGTGGTAACCAGCTCCGACTCTTGGAGCCATGCCGAGCTCCCGGGAGACCACACGTACACGAACGCCCGACCCGACTGATAGAGCGCGCCGGGATCCGCGGACTGCGCCCCAACCGCGCAGCGGGTACCGTCACTGCTAAGCGACACAGAGCACCCGAACTCATCCCCATCAAGGCCGGATACCGGGACGATAGTGTCAAAGACCGGCGACCACACTCCAGCGGTCCGGCGGAATACCTTGACTGACCCGGTACCTGGGGCGGACGAAGTGGTGGTAAGCGGTGCCCCGGCCGCGCAGACATCACCCGACGCAGACAAAGCGACTGAGGTGCCCAGCCGGAGGTCGGTCCCCCCACTGTCGACGCGCAGGATACCCTGGGCGTCAAACACCCCGCGACCGATAGCGCCAAAAATCACGCTGCGAATCATCGAATATCCCGCCCAACCAAGAGCCCAGTCCACGTGGTCCCACCGTCGTAGGTGAAGAACCCGACAACGTCCCGGCCCGCGGCAGACAGCGACGGGGGCGACCCGCCCGGCCACTTCACGCCAGACCACCACGTGATGGTGAAGGCGCCGGCGTTGGTCAGGTCCAGCAGGAACGAAGCCACCACGCCGGCGGGCGGCGTACCAGACACCGTGAACGTGGTCGCCGCGGTGATCGTTTTCGTGAAGACCGCGCCCGTGTTGACCGCAATCGCCGTACCGGCTCCCATGGTGACGCGATTCTCGAAAACCGCGCCGGTCATCGTACCGCCGCTCGTCTTGAGCGCACGGTCCATGATGTCCTCAAAATCAGACCCCGTCCAGGCCAGGACCGCGACAGCTCCAGCAGGCACCGAGACCCCCGTGGTCGGCCCCACGCCGCGGAACGTCACCGCGTAGCCGCCGGACGTCTTATTGGCCACGATGTATAGCTTGCTCTGCGCCGGCGCTGTGATCGTGCGAGCTGCCGTGCGTGCGCCGGTCAGGATGACCATCATCGACCGTGCTTGGTTCGCCGCGCCGGCCGAAGTCGTGAGCACCACGTCGGCGTCAGTTGAGAGGGTGGTGGCGCCGGCAATGGCCTGCTCGACAAGTGCCGTGATGGACTGGTTGACGACATCACCCCAGGTGCCGGTCAACTCCCCAGTCTGCGGCTGCGCCAGCCCAAGCAACGGGGTATAGGAAGTAGGCATGGTATTCCTTACAGGATCCCGATGAACCCATCGGGGATGACCAATTCTAGTCGGCGGTTGGCCAGCACGCGAGGGGCGCCGAAATCCAGCACCGCAATGGCGTAGTTGGATCGGCTGGCGTTGTAGATCAGGGCGCCAGTGACCGCGCCGGTCAGCGCGTTCCAGATGGCGTTGTCAAACGTCAGAACTGCGCCGGCGCCAGATTGCGACACCACGGGGTTGACCAGCGCGACACCTCCGGCGGTGTAGCCAGCGCCCGAGAACTCGTTGGCGGTCGAGTACGCGGCCGTGCCCGGCCCGATGTCAGCGCCAGCGTACAGCGCCAGCTTGATGGTATCGGTGAGGCTGAAGTTGCCAGCCAGGAGCTGCACCTTGAAGGCCGTGCACAAGCCTTGCTGCGCCATCATCAGGACACCTGCACTTTCACTTGACCGGACCGGTAGGAGTCGCGGCGCATCTTACCGTCGGCCAGGGTCTTGAGCTGCGAAATTGCCATCTCGTACCGTTGCTGGTACATGGCCTGCACGTCCTGCTCGCCCTTCATGTACACATTGGCCTCCAGCAGCGAGCCGTAGAGCAACACGCTGTCGAAGTTGTCCCCCAGCCACGTCGTGCCGGCGTCCACGATCGACTGCGGGTACGCGGAGTAGGTCAGCTCCATCTCGTACGCCACGTCGGGCGTCGGGCCCAGCAAGAGCCGCAGCTCCGTGTCGTCGCCAGGGCGGACGCCGAACAGCGCGTAGTACCGCGGCACCCCCGTGCTGGTAGGCAGCGGATACGCCTCACGGATCAAGTTGGCGTCTTTGTCGACGAGGAACTGGAACCCGCCAGGGCCTGTGAGCGCCAGCGAGTGCGCAGACAGAAAATCATCCGGCGCATCGACGTACGGGCTGCCGACCGAAGCGGTGAGCAGGACCGTCTTGCGCAGCGTTGGGAGCTGCACAGTGTGCTGAATGCGTTGTTCTGCTTGCCGCACAAACGTCGGGATCATGTCGACGAACTCATCGCCGTAGTTCTCCGCGTACCCTTGGAGGGCCGCGGTCAGCTCGGTGTAATTCATGGCTCCCCCTCGAGGACGGTGACAGTCGCAACCGCCATGGTAGCGTACAGGTCGTTCGGCGTGACCGCCGGGTCACCACCACCTACCCTCGGGAACCCCCACTGGAAAACGCGAGACTGCGCGCGGCTCTGGTCCGGGCGCGGTCGCAGGAGCGTCTGCGCGTCAACTGGAACGCGCTCGCCAGTGAACAGCTGGGGGTGGTCTGGGGACCAGCAGACCCGGCACGCCATGATCCCGGTGGGGCGCCGCTTGGTGACCTGCTCTCGCAAGGTCTTGTGCTTGACCGTCTGCCCGCACACATCGCATTCCGCGAGGGCGCGCTTTCCAGCGGCGAACGTGGCCATCAGTACCCCCCAGGAACAAACCGGGTGGGGGAGCGATCTCGGTCCTCGTCCGCGGCGAGTTGCCACGCTTCGTCGTAGGCGGCCTTCAGCGGGATCGCCCGCGCCGCGGCCTCCGGGATCTTCATGGAGAGGTAGTAGGCCAACCCGGCGATGAGCGCCGGCAAGAACCGCACGGGCACGTCCATCGTGTTGGCGCCGCCGCCGGCGTCTTGAATGCGGCGAAGTCGACCGTACACCAGTGTGTACTGGCCGCTGTCCGGGACCGGCCAGACCGTGATCCGCGGAGCCTGCAGGCGCTCGACGAACACCTGCACGGGGCGACCCTGGGTGTTCTTGTTGGGGATGCTCAGGTACTGCGTCATCCCGATCCGGCTGCAGCCGAGATCCGAGCTCGAAGTGCGTACGAAGTGATCCAACGTGTCGACGGTGTCCGCCGGCAGCGCATATGTGGCCACGCCGGCCACCAGCGCAATTGTGCCCTGCTCCATGGTCCAGAGGTTGAGCCCTCGGTTGGACCACTCGGCGAACAGGAGGTTGAGCGACCGACGTGCGGTACGCAAGTCGTAGCCGCTGCGAAGCTCAGCCCCGCAGCGCTCAAACGCTTCCTCCGCGATCTCGACGAGATCAAGGCCAAAGCTGGTGGTTCCGGACGTCGCCATCGGTCACCTCATCGCATCTTGCAGGACTTGCCGCCGCGGGCGCCGCCCCAACCACGGACCGAGCCACCCGCCTTGAGCCCGACCGACGCCATGGCGCGCTTGCGGGTCTCATCGTCGATGTTGGCGTTCCGGCCCTCCCGCACGCTCGACGTGGGGGCGTCGGCCTTGGCAGCCGGCTTGGCGGCCTTGGGGGTGGACTTGGCGGCTTTCGGGGTCTCGGGGTTCACGAAACCGCGGCCACCGCCGGCGTCACGAGCGTTCGGGGGGTTGACCTTGCCGCGGCCACCGCCAGCTTCGCCGTCCTTGAGGCGCCGCTTGGTGTCTGCAGACAGGTTCTCGTCGCCGTGACCGCGGGTGATCGAGCTCTCGATGTCGTCGCCGACGGTGGCGTCGACGATTTTCTTGCCGATGCCGGTGGTCTTGTCGACCGCACGGCCAACGTCCCAGCCGAGCGAAGCCGCGGTGCCCGCGAGGCCCGCGCGAGAAGCCAGTCGCGAGCCGGCACGGATGCCGGCGTTCTTGACCGCGTCCTTGGCCGCGCCCTTGGCGGTGCTGGTGAACGCCTTTTTGACTTTGCCGGCGTCTTCAGAAACGCCGCGACCGACGTCTTCGTTGAGCGACGGGGTCTTGTCCCACTTGGTGGCCATGTCAGGCTCCTTTGAACGGCTTGGTCTTGCCGCCGGCCATGGGGGCCTTCTTGGCAGCGGGTTTGCCAAACGGCATGGCACCGGCGAACGGGGCTGCTTTCTTGGCTGCAGGTTTGCCCGCGGCTTTGGCGGCCGGCTTGGCAAAGGGGTTGGCCTTCTTGGCGGCCGGGGGGAAAGGCTTTTTCATGGTGTCCTCATCGACGCCCGATGACGTCCAAAAAATTGTTCCAGCCACTCACCACCAACCAAACAATGGCGGCCCAGATGCCGCCAGTGAACACTTTGGTGGTGACCTCAGCCTTCAGTTTCCGCCGGTCCCCGGCATGCCGAATGGCTTCTTCGTGTGCGAGCCGATGTCCGTGGGGATCGCCCCCGGGAAACCCGCTCGAAAACACCTTCTCGAGTTCTTCAAACCGCTCATCCAGATACGTGCGAATGCGCTCCTCGTGGACATCAAGCGCTTCGCCGATCAAGAGACGGACCTTTTCTTCTGATGGAGGGCGATCCGAACCGCTCATACAACCTCACCGACCGGGCATGCCGGACTGCAACACCGTGGCGGTCACGGCCCCTGTACCAGCAGTAGTCCGGATCCGCACGCCAGTGGCCGGAAGTTTGGTGAGTACAACAACCCCCGACGCCGTGACGTCTGCCCCGTCCGCCAGCCACAGCGAGCCGCCAGAGGTACGCTCCACTGTGACGGTCAAGGTGCCGGTGATGGCGAGCTCGACACTGACCTGCTGCGTCGCACTGTAGGTGTCGAGCCCGATGGTGGGGGACGTCGCGGGGGATCCGCTCAGAGAGACAGTTACTGGCGCATGTGCTAC